GGGGATGATATTCGTGTATCCACCACTAACATTTGGTCCAGTCTCTTCCTTCGCGAGAAACATGAGTTCTTTGACTGGATTTGTGAATTTCAACAATGCAGATTTTTTGAGTTCTCCTTGTTTGAATTGTATGGTCGATTTTTGTAATTGGGTAATTACGTATTCCATCGGACGCGTGAGTAAGAAGTTTTTTTCATCTTCTGTGATGAAATAGAAATCAGTTATGAGCGAGGCACTCTTAATAGAACCTTCAGTGGTTTTTTCCCTGGTCACCTGTCCATTTGACGGTATCGTGTATTTAAATGATACATCATCATCTATATCCCTGAATGTTATGCGAACTTCTACAAGTTGTTTCGTGAGTGCGCATACGGGAATTGCTAAACTCGGGTTCCTATGAAAATAAAATGGTAGGTTGACGTAGAATGTATTATAACTATCAGAGACAGTCAACGTCTCATTATGACCATTCATGAAATAGAGCGACCCACCCGAATCTGTGTCATCCTTATTACTATGTAACTGATCATACATGTAGATATAATCCCCAGTAAGTCTCTCGATGATCTGACCACCTATCACCAGGTCGGCATACTTTATGATACTCTTACCTACTGGTATGTTGTAATAATACCTATAAGACGGGACACTACCTGTTTCGTGAGGAGTGAGGTTTCCAAGTTTAACTTTCAGAATCATCCCTCGTATGAGATCACCGATATTAGTAGGTATACGACATTCTACGGAACTTCCAAACGAATTATCACCAGTGAATGGCATCTCCACTGATTCTGTAGAGAAGCGGGTATGTCTCTTGAACAATGTTACGAAATATGAGAACTGCGGTTCCCCAGTAAGCCACTGATCCTGGATACCCGTGACAGCAAGTTGTATGCGACCTGCCATTCTTATTACATGTGAGTAAAATTTTATGAAATAAAACGGGGCGGTATTATAGATGGATTTGCGGTTAAGAAAATTTAATCCCGAGACAATGGCTGATGACAAAGTCCTCGTGTTTATTGGTAAACGTAATACAGGTAAGTCCACGCTCGTGACGGACATCCTGTGGCATAAAAAACATCTACCAGCAGGGATCGTACTGTCGGCGACTGAGGAAGGTAATCATTATTATCAGAAATATATCCCAGATCTATTCATCTACGGTGATTACGACAGAGAAGCTATAGAACGTGTTATGGAACGCCAGAGACGACTTGTAGGCGCTGGTAAAACAAACTGTGGTGCGTTTTTACTTTTGGATGATTGTATGTACGACAATAAATTCATGCGTGATACATGCATACGTCAATGTTTTATGAATGGTCGTCACTGGAAAATATTCTTCATGCTTACGATGCAATATTGTATGGATTTACCACCCGCTCTTCGCGCAAACGTTGACTATGTGTTTATTCTCAGGGAAAATATCATCCAGAATCGCGAAAAATTGTACAAATCGTTTTTCGGAATCTTTCCCACGTTTGACATGTTTAATAAGGTGATGGATACATGTACTGAAAACTACGAATGCTTAGTGCTAGATAACACCTCCAAATCAAATAGAATAGAGGATTGTGTTTTCTGGTACAAAGCGAAATTACATAAAAATTTCAAAGTAGGTGCTCCAGAATATTGGGCTGAACACAAAAAGTCGTTCAATCCTAAACGAAATGGAAATAAGATCGATCCCAAGAACGTGAAGGGGCGTTCTACTCAAATGAAAATTACAAAAACAAGATAATTTCTAGGTATAAAATAAGATGTCACAGGAGACACGGAAACGTAATAAACCCAATAGGTCGACGAATATCAACTTTAGCCCAGGACCAATGAAAGTTGTAAAAACTTCCAAGGTTGTAAGATCAATACCCCAATTACCACGAAATTTGGGTATGTCTTGCACAAGACCGGGGTATATCAGGTATATCGACGAATTGAGATCGCGTCTAGACGGCGTACGTTATAAGGATAAGAGGATACGTGTAAGGTATTTAGAATATGACGATAGTATGAATAAAGGTATTGTTGTGAATACATCCGAACAGTTGTTAAATATGAAGCCTAAAATACAATTCAAGAATAACGGGACAACGGTTCCCACTCTTAATGCGCCACCGGGAAGTATTCATTATTTTTTAATCAGTATCACTAAACGGAACAACCCGACTATGGGTCATGCGATTAATGTTCTAATGGATACTGGTAATCCAGAACCACGTATATGGGTGTTTGATCCACATGGACGTAATGCGATGAACAGGAATGGGTTCGGTAGTATATTACGAAACCGTATATTACCAAATATGAAAAAGATGTTCGGGAGCGTATTCGATAACACCATTACGAGATATTATACCGGCCCTAATTTACAGGCTAATAATACCCGTGGCGTATGTACAACATTTCACTTAGATTTCGCACAAGCAATTCCGGCACTGTTAAACGAAACTGTGAATATACAAAAATTCCGTGATCAAAATGTGAATATAGCCGGTCGTGTAGCGTTCTTAAATAACCCTACACTGTTTTCAAATGTAACTGGTAAACGTGTCACTAAAAAGAATACAAAAACACCACCTAAACTTACGATGACGATGGGTGTGACGACAAAGAAAAAAACGAGGAAAAAACGATAACACTTAAAAATAGTTGTATATTGTACCAAAGGTAGTGTATGAAGGTTAATGTCCTGACACCTTCTATGGCTATAAAAAGGACACGCGTGAAATTATCTCGGCGAGTTGTCCAGGATTTAAAAGAAGTTAGTAAATTATCTTCTGTTAAACAGTGGGAGTATGCTGGAAATGTGAAATACATGGGTAATAATGTATTCAGTAAACCAAGTATAGTGACTTCTAAGAAACGGAACTGCGTTGACATTGATGACATTACAAAAGTCTGGTACTCTGAAATTTCATATCATACACACCCCGGAATAGGGCATAGTGAAGATGTCACTTGTCAGAGTACACCTATTTTCGCTACACTTCCTAGCAATGCTGATTTTGAAGCATACATAAAAGGGTTTCCGGAAATGCAGGTTAATATCATATGCGACTCGCATGGATATTATGTCATTGACATCCTACAATCCACATATGATTTTGCACTACCTTTACCTGCATCCATTAACATGTACATGAGAAATCTTCGTTCTACACCTTTCATGCGTATATGCGTATTCTCTGATGACGGTCTCGAGTATTTTCAAACGACTATGAAAAATTGGAAACGACAAATAAATGAAAATGTTAACAAAGATCTAATGAATTTGTATGGGGTATCGATTATGTACTATACGTACGAAGAAGAACCTCCGGAAATCACCTTATATCAGGGTATAGACGTAGCATAGAATCTTCTAATTCATCCACCTCATCCCATGCGATATAACACGCAATGGATGTTTTATCTTTATCACATATCTCATGAGCTTCTTGTACCGCTTCTTTAAAGCGTAGACGAAGTCTCGTATTATCCGGTATTCTTGATGGTGTCGATGTAGGCGTATTTTTGTAAATGTGATTGAGTACATTTTCGCGTGTCTTAGCTAATCGCTGTTTATAATAATCTTGTGGTGTGTGACAAATACATAACATCCTCGTATACTGTATAAAGAGAATAATATCTTTAAACAATATATGAACATGTTTTCATGTTTCTCAAAGCGGGTATTATCAGGAATCGATGATTCGTTTCCTGTTTTTAGTTTGAATAACTATGAAGGGTACGCAAAAATTACAAGTGTTTACGACGGAGACACTTTTAGAGCTGCTATCATTAAGCACGGGCGCGTGCTTAAATTCACTTTTCGAACACTCGGATACGATTCACCGGAGATGAAACCTGTATTATCTATGTCACGTCGAAATGACCACGTATATGTAGCAAAACTCGCACGCGATACGTTCAAACAAGAATGTGGCTTTGACGACCGCGCACCCTTCGAACGATGGAACCCGTTTTTATGTAGAAATAAGGTAAATGGTTTGGTTTGGATAAAATGCGGTAAAAACGATAAATATGGACGAACTCTAGTTACGGTATATAGGCATAAAGGAGATACAATGTCGGTAAATGAAAAGATGCTCTCATCTGGGCTTGTAAATGCTTATGATGGTCGCACAAAACCTAAATTTCATATCCGAATATAAAGAATTGTGTATATACAACTGTATAAGATGTCTACCTACAACGTCGAACCTTGTACTTTCATTTACCGCATCTCCTCTCTCGAAAAGGTCGTAGATGGCGATACCATTGATGTTGCCATTGATCTTGGCTTTGATGTATGTACGAAACAGCGCGTTCGTCTCTTGGGTATTGATACACCCGAGTCGCGCACATCGGATAAGGAGGAGAAGAAGTTTGGTCTCCTCTCAAAGAAGAAGTTGAAGGAGTGGTGTTTGAAGGCTGTCGCGTCTGAGAAGGATGATATTGAAATCGAGCTCAGATGCCCAGAGGCGGACTCGAGAGGTAAGTTTGGTCGCGTCCTCGGAGAAGTTTGGGTCTCTGAGGATGGTGTATGGACGAATGTAAACAAGTGGCTATGCGATGAAGGGTATGCCGTACCTTACAATGCTCAGAATAAGGCGGAAGTAGAGGGTCTTCACATGATCAACCGTAAGAAGTTGATTGATCGAGGTGAGATCGAAGTGTAATTTTTTCTAATACTATATAAATGATAGGCAAACTACTGATACTACTCATCATGAGTATATTTATGGCCGCGGCCATTCTATTTTTTACAGAACCGAAAAGTGAATTCCATGCGAAAGCTAAATTTTTCATGTCTGTTAAACTATTTGAACTTCAGAAGATGATTAATCCCGATGCGAAGATGGATTAGTATATTAAAGAATTACAACATAGTAAATACACTAGACAGTTAAGCTAAGATGCCCGAGTTGGTCTAAGGGGTGCGACTTAAGATCGCCTGTGCTTTGCACGCGTGGGTTCGAACCCCACTCTTAGCAGTCGCTCCTATGGTGTAGTTGGTCAACACTGTGGACTTTGAATCCACCACCCCAAGTTCAAGTCTTGGTGGGAGCTTACCCTTCCTTAGCTCAGTTGGTAGAGCAGTGGACTGTAGTTCCATTTGTCACCTGTTCGAATCAGGTAGGAAGGATCCGCCCCTGTAGCTCAGTTGGTAGAGCGCTAGCTTTGTAAGCTAGTGGTCGCAGGTTCGAATCCTGTCGGGGGCATCATCTTTGTAGTATACGACATACATCGTATACTACGCAGATATGAAATCAGGTACTTTTGTCTTATACCGTGCGAATGCACTTTTTTCTGCCACGTAATATTTACGATACGCCTCGGTCACGTCAGGTGTCCTATAACTCTCAGGCATGCATTCAGGAATACCTTGAATTGAATAATACGCCGTTTCACTCACGTGTTGATCAAAATGAGAAGGGGTATTATCACGTAACCAAATGAGATGATGTTCACAAGTATGCACTTTTCCAAATCGTCTAGTATACTCTTTCGCGAGTTCGAGACCGATTTCACACGCATACATATAATTTTGAAGACTTGAAGAAATCCACATTGTCATGGGATGTTTCTTATGCGCAGCTTTGTATCCGCGCTGTGATCCGTTCTTAGTGTATGGGGCGTTTTCTCGTACATACTCTTCTTGGTCGGCATAAAACCATGCCGTGTATAGCATTTGGCATATTTCGAGTTGGATCTTGATCACATGTTGATCGCAAGAGAGTTCCGCAATTTCTCTTGGGATCAGGGATAGAAAAAAGATGTTCATCTTAAAAATAGTGACGTCATCATCCGACTTAAGCCTCCTCTGAAGTGATCGAGAGTAAATTAATGATATCTGTAAAGTAATCTAGAGACGCATTTACAAAATCTCCACCATAATTTCTCTGTAATATCTTGTTCGTGTCGTAGACTATGAATAACGCGAAGATAAGAGTGGCGATCTTCGTATACTTTTTCTTACCCGGAGAAAGAAGTCGCGCGAAAATGAGTGCAATCAGCGAAAATATGAGAACGATACCAAGTGTTGATAAATCGTAACCGAGCTTGACTGTAGCGATACCGGCGAACAACATGGCTATAAAAATGGCGATCGTTTCAAGTAAAGCCTCTTTCATGTCCTTAATCTTATGCATGAGCATACCCGTAGTAAACGACATTAGGGTAAACAGGGTAAGTTTGTAAGGTAACCCCATCTTTATAAAAATCAACGCCATGAAAAGTCCTAAGTTACCAAGTGTGAGAAATAGGTTGTTATTCGCAGCGAATTCACTAAAAGAGGCGTTGTTAACTGTCGCTTCAAGTGCCCTGAACATAATGAACATCTGAAATATAAGATGCCCAAACACACCTGACAAGAACGGCGCTTTATCCTGAATATTCATTTATATAAACATATATAAAAGTTTACCGGATATGTATATCAATGCTGAGCTGTTTATACAGTCCTATACTCGCGATAACCGGTAGACGTATAAGGGCGCGTAGAAATGCATACGTAGCCGATTCACCTCCACCAATCGATACACCTAATAGATGGGATTTCGGTAGTTATTGTTGGAAAGTCACGGTTGAAGCTACGGACAAGAAGGATGGTGATGTTGACCGCACATTTATAGGCTATAGTCAGAATATGGATATCGCGAAGAGAACTGAAATTGCATGTGATAGGTATAAGAAATCTGGAACAGTGTGCGGGGAGGTGCAGATGACGATGAAGGGTGGTGAATGTGATGATGTCATCTTTATGAAATTAAAGAATGCATCCGAACTTATCAAACTTTGATTACGAGAGTTTGTATGGATATCTATGTATCCAAAGATTGCATATCCATTTTTCACCTGATATCACGGGCTTTCCACCATGGATTGCTTTACTTGTCATGAACCCCCAATCGTCGAGTGTGTTGAAGAGTAGCACATCACCTTTATTGAGTTTATATTCTTTACCCAACACCGGGAAGGACGTTTCACCACCTTCGTATTGGTCATTGAGTGCTACTATACACGTGTATACACGTGGATTTTCCTCATTCTGGAATGCATCCTGATGGGGTTCATAAAACCCACCCGGTTTGTACTTGAGTACCTGTAAATACTCTGCATTGTCAAACTGTCTATCGGTAAACGAGACGCATTTTTCCATCATCTTTCCAACCACTTCAGATTTACCTGGGTCCAACCATGCCGTCTCACTCTTGCGTTTTGTAACATCAACCGACTTACCTAACGCTATTGTTGATGGTTTCAAGTTATTAGACGCGAGTTCGATAATGTGATCGCATGTCTTATCTGTAAAGACGTTTCGTAATACAAAAGGTTCCTGATATTTAGGTCGAAGAAAAATGCATAAAAGTACAAATGAAATTAGTATAAATATAACCATATATATTCATAAGATTATATTAGGAGGTGTTCTCGTTCTATACCTTTTTCGTATTCGCTCGATGACTGCATTCGTATAATCCGTCAATTCGAGTAATTCGTTTATTATAGCATCTTCACTGGACATGTCTAATACATATTGCCTCAGCAAATCTCCCGCAGTATCTGTGTACATGGTGTAGATATCTCTCACATCACGCGTTTTTGAGTTGTATTTATCCCTAAATTGTAATTCGCGTTTCATTTCAGTTTCAGTTATTTCGTTGAGAAGAAACTTCATTCGCAAATACCGGTTATCTTCATATAGAAAACCAAATCTATACGTATTATCATAATCCAACCGAAGCATTTCCAAAGAAATCAATAGTATCACATCGGGGGCGTTCATTTCGACTAGTTCGCGATGCGATGGTCTACCACCACACGGAATGTCACCATGTTCACGACTACGCTTCTTAAATTCGAAATAATGCGGATTATGTATTCGACCAGTTTCTATCCGCCCCGTCTTCCAGTCGAATGCTGTTTGACATTGTGTACACCATATTTGCGCACACCCCTCTAGTTTATGAATTAACACACCACACTTCGGACATGATCGCGTATCCTTTTTTATGAGCTTCACGGTTTTTACAGTATCTTTATTACATTTATGTGTCGATGACATTTTTTCGTGACACTTATTGCAAAAAGTCATAGTACATATCCCACATGCGTAATTTTCATCTAAAAAACCATTGCAGTCATTGTTAAGACATGCTTGTGTATACACATGATTATTGATTACATCTGCCATGCCATGAAGTTCTTCGTATATACTCGTGATAGCCTTTCTGATTTCTTCACGTAAAGCCAATTTCACGTCTTCAGATAGGTCGTGTATATAGTCGATCTTTCCGAGTATGAAGTATAGATACACATAAGATGTTCGTAAAGTGCGCCTTTTCAATTCCCGTATTACGTATGGTTGTGTTTCTGGTAAACGAGCCTTTTCACGTTCAAATAAAACATTCTCACGATGTTTTCTATAATGCACATTCCTAAAGACGGCTGAGCAATATGTATCTACGAGTTCTCTATTATGTTCGTGTTTACATCCCATGCAGTGGGGGTCTTCCATAGTCGATAACAAGTATTTTTGGCTACATGAGCGACAGGATTTTAAATCACAAAAGGGGCACTCAACCTTTTTGTGATTTGAATTGTTAATCTTTTCACAACAGACTTCGCAACATTCCATTACTTAAAAATGAACAATGTCTTTAAATGTTTCTATTGCGTAAGTTTGTCTTAGGTTGAGCCATATTTTTCATGAAAGATTTCACGAATGAAGGCGACACTTTACCCATTGTTGAAGGTTTGGCGCGTGTTTTCGTGAGTCGCCTTTTCATACTCGCGAGTGTCTCATTATCACTCTCGGGACTTTTCGCCTTAGTCGCGACTTTGGGGGGGGTTGCTTTTTTAGCGGTAACACCTGGTCTTTTTTTCTGAGTAGTCTGTTTAGACTTCTTGTACGCTTCTGTAGCTCTGCGTATTTTCGCGGACATACTCTCCGATGACGGTGTCTTATTTTTTTTCTTTATAATTACCGGATTAGATTTTAGAACTGGTTTCGGTAATGTTTTGAATATACCGGAAAGTGCAGAACCCTTGATGTAAGGATGGTTAAATAACCTGGTGTACGTTGGTAAATCAGATAAATTATTTCCAGCCTTGAGTGGCTTTAAACGAGCAGCATAAATATGGGTACCGTTCACACCCAAGTATTTATCTGGTATGACATCTTCTATAAATTTCCGTGTGCTATCATCCAAATGTTTTTTATGATTAAATAGACTGTTTAAAAAGAAATGTACATCGTACATTTTAGGATTACCCCTGTATATACCGTATGGTACAAGGTAGCCATTGCTATTGTTGACTTCTGGATTTTTTATGGAACTGCTAAAACCTAAACCAAAATCTATAATACGAACCTTGCCACCAGCTGTTATAAAAATGTTGTCAAGGTGAAGATCGTTGTGTCTGAAAGTCGAATTTTTTTCATGCAGGGTGTTAAGTATTTTTAAAACCTGTATGACGATTGACCTGATTTTCTTAGGGTCTTTATTTAATTTAGGTAACAGTTTTCCAAAAGATTGTCCCTCTAAAAATTCAGAATACAAACGAGTATCACTCTTACATTTCTCAAGGGTGTATACATCAGCGGCTGTATTTTTACCAGTCATGTTTATGAATTTTTTAGTGAGATTATGTTCTGCCGTCAAGTTCTCTTTTGACACCTTGACGGCGAATTTCTTCTTACATGCATCGTTTAAACATGCATGATACACTGTCCCATGTTCACCTTTACCTATCACACGAACATTCTTGAATTTGTTCATCTTAGTTGAGCAGGGTGAATTGATCATCGTGCGCTGGACAGATGATTTTATGTCGTTCATTCTTATATTTCATAAATATTAAAATCTCTGTCTGTATTATAAAACATGCTCGCACTCATCACACTACTGATCATAAATGCGCGAATTTTCATGACGATGGAAAATAAAAACGCGTTTAAGGTATCTGTAGATACCATGCCAAGTGATTCTGACTCAGGAGAATGGACTATCTACGGATCCATGGGCTGCGGATGGACTCGTAAACAGCTCGATTACATGAAGAGTAAGGATAAACCCTTCACATTCGTTGACTGTGACAACGGGGAGTGTGATGGCATCGAAGGGTTTCCTACGATGATTCATACATCCGGTGAGAAGGTTGTAGGGTTCAAAGAGGTTTAAATGCCACGGACGACTTGAATAGAAATAGAGAGAAGAAGCGCATCAAGGAATGTGTTCAGGGGTTTCAAAATCGAAATATGCTTACTGAGGGAGTTGTTCCACGTGAAACGAAGTACGAAGGTAGTCACAAGAATCGAAAGAACGATCATTAATATTTCAATGAGCGCGTCCTCGTTCGTCTTAGCCTTTACAATATCCTTAATCATTTACTATGTATATAGATTTTTTTCTGTCATATATATAATGAGTAAGACACCTCCGACGAATGGGTCTGAGCATATATTCACGACTAAAAGGTGGGGTGGTAAAGTTGGGAAAAATAATAATAATTGCTACGCCTATGCTATGAACGACTATCAAAGATATCGTGGATGGAAAAGTCAACCTGGGGAGCGCGCGAAATTGACAAGTTCTGGTAAGTATGTTAATTGTGGGAAAATACCAAAATTGGTGGTATCCGACAATCCTAAAAAGGTATACATGGTTAAAGCTGGTACGAAATGTAAACCTTCATATTACAAGGTGATGCTTTTCGTAGCTACATGCAAGAAGAACAATTATCTATGCCAGGGAGACTTTCATTTTTATAAGCAGCATAGTAAAACTGAATATAAAGTGAAAAAGGGTGACACACATGAGAGTATCGCTACATTTTTCAAAGTACCCACGTCGCGTGTCAAGCGGTCGGCACCCATCTTAAAACCGGGTAAAGTGATCACGTTCAAGGCAGATTTTTTTAGTCATAAACGTGGGTGGGCTACAGGTCCCCTTGTGGTAGGAGCATCTGGTAAACTAATTACCGATCCGAGAAAGATATCTAGGAATTACAATGGATTGAACTATAATAAGTATTGTAGCTCATTCTGTGTTAAAAATAATGGGATTAAGGTTGGACATACTCACCCCAAAATCCGAAAGTAAGCTTTCCAGTTCATCTACATGGTTGATATCAAAAAATGCGTCTAGTGTGTCAAATATATATGCATCATCTACCTGTGTAATAACATTCGAGTCGTGAATCAAATTTTGTATGGTTACGGTAACCCTGAAGTTACTTCCATCGAAAATCTTTCTACACACTGGACATGTCTGCTTACCTCTAGATTTCCAATCCTCTATACAGTGGGAGTGAAATACATGACCACACCGAAGTGCTGGGTTTTGTCTTGTTTCTCTCACTGGATTGAGACATATTGCACACGTTGTGCATTCTGACGAAACACCCATACAGTTATTATGACTTTATTTTCATACTTTTTACTCAGTTAATTTCAGAAAGGTCCATCGTGGAGTCACACAAACCACAAGGGCTTCCATCGTTTAAGGGTTTAGGGAGTTCGTGAAGTTCGGGTCCCTTCTGTTGAAGTAACTTGCGGAAAGAATAATTATCTTCGGGGGCGATGCCGTGCTTAGCCTTTAGGTAGTTATCGTAGAGCATTGTCGAGTTGTTAATCGTATGACATCTGCCATCGGCCATACCAAGTCGCTGAGACATTTATATTACAATTAGAAATTAATTTGTCGGTTCGTGATAGTATTGGTCCAACTCTTGAACCCAAGTTCCTGAATTCTCTCAATCACCTTGTCTATTTTATACCCAAAATACTCGTCAAATTTGTCACATACTTGTGCTTTAGACACCCTGATACCTGGACAATCATTGATGTGCTGGTTAATAATATTGTACGCGAACGCGATTTCTTTGAGGGTTTCCGCTCCCGTGATGATGATTTTACCAGTTCCAAAAATACTCGTCGTGATTTCTTTCATATCTTCAGCTGGTTTGAATTTTATTTTAACGGCTGAATACCGATCTGGTTCAAAAGAAACTTTAAAAACATCTGCATAGTTTTCAAAGTGTTGTGTCGTTTTCATAAGATTGATGTTATAATTCAAACTAAAGTTCGAATTTATCATGACAACGCGGAACGTTTCTGCTGGGGGTATGATATCTTTATCAAATGACTGTAGAATATAAACGAGACCGGATATGATATACCTACAGTTAAATATATCTTCACAACCTGCAACCTGAATACTACCATTTGGAAAAATCTTAATAGATTTTATACTGTGTCCGTCGTCATATGTTAATGTAATCTGATTATAGAACGTTGTCGACTTAACACTCCAGATGATAGGAGTGTTGTTTACATTTTCCCTGTGAAGTTTGATATCTCGGATTTCTTCGAACACTTCACGAATATCACCGACGTCGATTGGTTTTGAGAATGAAGATATCATCGTGATTGTCGTGAGCTTGATGCGTGAAGGTCTTATACGTTCCGGTAGCGCATTTCTAAACTCATCCTGTGTGAGGATGTAAGAAAATGTGTTATTGGCTATTGATGAAAACATTCTACTTTCCAAAATATTAAAGAACGACTTAGGTTAAAAATATGATTAAACCACTTAGAGAAACAATTAGATTTTTACATAATGCCTTCATTCGTTAAAAGTGCATCAGTTTTTACGAATAAACGAGGTGTAAAGTGTGTGGAAGTAAAATATTCGAGATATATCGAAGGGAAGGGGTATGTAATGATACCCGGGCACTTCGAGACGGATTCAATCGGGGAATGGACTGATATTGAATACAAGGATGGTGATCATCGTTATGACGACTTTTTAAATACGATGGTAAAGAAGACGATCACAGTCAGGAGACAGCTGGCACTGATCGAATTGGATAATGTGCTATGTTCGAACTATAATATACAGTCACTTATACGTATAATGAACGCAGTGCGAATTATAGATCCAACATTCACACCTTCATATATTAACACCGCGTGCGCCTGGCAAAAGGCGTATATACGTGAATTCTGTCTCAAAACGTTTCCAGAAGTTATTCAAAATTGTCGCAATGAACGACGCCTTGATAATCTATTCAACGTCTTACAAAAGATAGAGTTAGGATTATAAGAATTATCAGTATGATCGTGAATACATCTAATGTCTTCATAGTCTTCGCAATCTTTTTCACATCCTGTACAACGTTATTCACCGTTTCAAAACTCAACAATGTTTTCTCATTCACACCCATATCTATATTCCTTCCTGGTATGAGGGGTCTAGATAAGTGGCACTTAACTTTAGACGGGCGACATGTATCAATCACCTTGTCACCGGAAGTTATACCCGTTTCACATATGCGCGTATTATCATTTAATAGTTCAACGTCGGGCTCGTTCGGCTCTTGATATTCTTCGAATGGATGAGGTTTACCTATCGCCCCTGGTAATGAAAACGTATGCTGAACATATGGATTTATTTTATCAATACTATCCTCATCGTCGAGCATGTACTTGCTCATTTATAATATCACGAGATATATTTTTTGTGTGTCATTTTTTTCCCATGTTCCATCCACATTTTATCTAGGTCAATATCTAGCATGTGTGCTAACTGGAATAAATAACTGAAAACATCCCCCATTTCCATCATAATATCAATACCCTTTTCTTTCTTGATATTGGTTTTCTTGAACATCTTCTTTGACTGTCGTATAGCAGATGCGAGTTCACCAAATTCTTCCGTGAGTAAGAGCCACACTGTATTGATTTCGGCGCGGTCCCACCCTTTAGATTTACAGATTTTTTCCGTCTCACTTTTATAGTAATTTAATGACGCCATCTTACAGTAAAAACACACCATACCTTTATACACCTATCTTTTCATTTTTATCAAGTTTAAGACCAAAAGTGCTCGTATTCGCTGGTGCGATGGGTGGTACGGCTAGAGTATCTATATCACGAATGTAACCCAGATACTGTGCAACTCCGGACTGGACCTGTGAGAGAGCAGTCTTAATTACTACACCGTTCATGAACTTGACTTGTTCATTAATATTGGTCGTGTGGTTGCTAGCGTTGTTTATGAAAACATTGCGCATGATAGCGTATAAATCGTCTGGGTTTTGGTAATCTATAGAAACGCCAGTCTTATTCTTGAACGTCTGACGAATAGCTTTCTGGAGTAAGTTACGATTGAATTCCGAAAAAAATAGCGTGTTGAGTGGGGTGGTCGTCTGCTTCATGGAATTTAAATGAAGGGCGTCACACATTTAATATAATCCAGGAAAAAAAGTATGTGTAAAGTATAAATGATAGCCGCAGCTGACTTCGATGAAGCGTATGCCACTCAAGCATGTGAGTACAAAAAACCTGAATGCACCGCCCCAGGTTGTTTTATAGGTTCTTACCCACCCGTCTCCAAGGCGGGTGAGGCTGGCCCCTTTTTTGTGAATACGAGTTTTCTTCAGCCCAATCGATATGCTGAGACAGTGGGTCCCGTGCCAGTTCGAAGTGAAGACTTCAAATGTAATTAAAAAATAGGATAGTATTATTCTTAGTATGAAAGTTATCAAACGTTCCGGTCATGTTGAAGACGTAAAATTCGATAAGGTCACCAACAGGATCACAAAACTCATGAACGATCCGTATGAATTATCTGACGGTGTTGACGCATCCATGATTGCTCAGCAGGTATTTTCGTCGATGCATGAAGGTATAACTACACAGGAAATAGACACTCTCTCTGCTGAAATATGTATTGGCATGATTACAAAGGATACTGATTACGAAGTACTCGCAACCCGTATCATCGCGAGTAACATTCAAAAAATCGCCCCCAATAATTTCCATATCGCCATGAAAAAATTAAACAAAGCTGGTATTATCACAGACGAGGTAGTAGACGTTGCCAGTCGGGTTAAGGATAAAATTGCCCCGGAGCGAGACTTCGACTTTGGTTA